TTAATTAAACATCCAGGGCTAAATGCTGGTAAGGTAGTGAAACTACTTCAAAACTCTAATCTTTCCCCTATTACTTTGTATAAGAGTTACAAAGGGCTAAGAGATAGAGGAATAGTTGATGAGTATGGCTATGTTACATTCAAAGCCTCTGATATGGTTCCTAGAACTAATGGGAACCGTACAGCCTATCCATTAGTATCATTTGTCAAAGAAAGGACAATGCCACCTGAACAATGTGCTTGGACACATCTTGCAGCTTATATTGCAACTCAAGCTGATCCTGTAGGAATTTGTGAGGCTCTCAAGAAAGTCATTGATCCTACAGAGCAGTTAGATATGTTGTATGAAATGCAGAATGGCTTAGCGTTCTGTTCAATCATGGCAGGAGATGTAAGTAATTGGGCAGATATGAAAGGTGATTACGAACTACTGCCTGAAACCAAACAACTACTAAAGAAAGCGAAGATCAAATGAATCAACAAGATGCATTCGACATTGTAGGAATTATTCATCGTAAGTGGAGTGAGGCTATGAAAGATCTATTAGCTGTTAAAGCTAAAGTAGATGATGGTAGTCCAGATTGGAAATACTTCCATAATTCTCAGAGAACATCGGCTGAGAATTATGTAGAGCACTACGCCCACCTTAAGGAAGTTTTTCTTAAAGATCATCCTTTGGAGGAATTGTGAGTTGGACACAAGCACAATGTAATCAATGTTGGGATACAGAGAATCCTAATCGACGAGCGCATGTAATAATCGGTGCTACTAAAGAAATCTGCTGTGATTGTGGAAGAGTCACGTATGCAGGTATCTATACAAGAAAAGATCCAAAGACGGTTAACTTCCCTAGAAAGGAATATGAAAATGAATAGGCTTTACACTCGACCTGTAGCACAACGTAGAATGGATGAGTCTTATATTCGTTCCGTTTACTGGAGTACAATAGGTACACAGCGATATGCAAAGAAAGCAGTACGAACTTTCTATAAGAGCGCACGGCGCTTGATGCTTCTTTCTCCATATCAAGCTAGGACCTATACATTTGGTCGAATGGTAGAAGCTCCTATCTTTACAATCAATAAGGAACAGGTATGAGAGATATCTTCTGCACCTGGGTTAATTGTCATAAGCTCTCTACCCATCATGAAGTTTATTGGGGAGAAGTTCAACACTTGTGTGATGAGCACTACGAATTAGTTGGAAAGGATGAGGATTATGAAGTTTCATCTACTCATGAATAACCGAACACGTTGGAACCCTAGTTATTTTCAGGGACAACAAACTGTAGAGAATAAGAAAGAATTCCTACAGGTAATGGGAAAGATCTATGATGCAGTGCGGGATAATCCTAACCTGATATCATCAGTGCAAGTAATGACCTACAAGAATAAGGATGGTTGCTAACATGGCTGCAAATGCTAAAGAACAATTCAATCAAGTCCTAGCGGACCTTGAGGTTGATTCATCTGATATGATGGATAACCCTAAGCAATTCATTGATAGGGTGATTGCTAAGTCAAAAGAATTGGCTAAGCAATTGGATGCTCGTGGTACTCTTTCAGAGCATGAACGTACCTTCAAAGAAAAGGCAATGAAGAATACAGATGCTAAGGCTAAGGCTGAAGTTCTGTATGAGCAAATCTATGAATTGATTGCCGATCAAGACCCAGAGGTATTAGTTAATCTCATGCCTCTCATTGCAGACATTACCTCGATGATGAATTCATCCATACGGTCTATGTCTATGCGTAGCGGAAACGTTACAACACTGAGCAAGCGGCAGATCAATTTGCTCTACATTAAGTTGAAGAAAACGTATGAGACATACATTCAATTCATGCAATTCTTCCAGCCGGAAATGATCTATAAGCAACCTCCGGTTATCCCACCGAAGAAAGGTAATTACTCCGATCATTCGGCTACAAGTGGAATCAAGACCTATCAGTTCATTATTGATGGGGCTGAATGGATTAACCCATTTCCAGTCGCAAAGTTGTTGGAAATTGAAATGAAGCATTACATGGATCTTCCAGATGCTATCCGTAAGCTTCAGCCTACAGGCAATGAGAAGATCAAAGGTCACACTGTGAAGCTCGTTGATATATCTAAAGAAAAGGAAGACGATGAAACTGAATGACATTGTTCTTACGTTTGCCTTTTGGGGCATATTTGGAGTTTGGGTAATCAACTACTACACTAAGAGAAAGGCGGGAAAGTAATGGATAAGGAACTAGAACTCAAAATGTTTGAAACTCCAACTCCTTTGGAATTGGCTCAAGAAGCTATTAATAAGAGCTTGAGTCAATTGAATCTCATTCACGATGAGGAGAATGATCTACTCAGGAAGTTGAATGCTCTTAGAGATAAGAAAGTTGTGATTGCAGGTGAAACTCAGAAACTGCGTACACAAATCTACGATCTTGAAAGAGAACAACGTAAGAATGATGCTGAGAAAGAACGTCTCAAGGCATTGCGTAAAGAAGCTGAGGAGATGGAAGAATACTCCATTGAATTAGACACAATCCTTGCAGGCACAGAAGCTTGGGCAGCTTGTAGGCATTATCAAAAAGAAGACTTAGCTGTAACGTTAAAAGCTTTTAAAGACCAAAAGTCTGGCGTTATCAACGGTAATGATATGTCAATGGGTAAAACCTTTGAGGCAGTTCTTACTATGATGGTTCTTCTTCACTTCAATCCTGATGCTAAATTCCTTTGGCTTACTAAGGATTCTCTTACTCTTTCAACTCCGCATGAAATTATGCGTTGGTTCCCTGATGCAAGAATTGTAACCTCAGCGGTTATGACAGGTAAAGCTCAAAGAGAATTACTTCTTGACTTCATGGATATGGGCTTTAACATCATGGTTGCTAACTATGAGTTTGTCACATCAACTCCTAAGATTTTCGATACTCACTTCGATTATCTCATCATTGATGAAGCTCATAAGCTTAAGGGCGGAGCTAACCCTGGTAAGCCTACAGCCATTTGGACATACGTTAATCGTTTGTGTCAGAACATGAAGTTCAGTATCTTTCTTACTGGTACTCCGATGGTTAATAGGTCTGAGGAAATGTGGAGCTATCTACATATCTTCGATCCTGTAAGGTTCCCAAACCTCAGACAATTCCAACGTCAATTCAATGTGTTCAAGTCCTATTCAGATGGAACAGCACAAGCATCTAGTACTTTGCTGCAACTCCTTAAAGGACAAATGTTCCGTAGGACTTGTGAAGAAGTTGGACTTGAATTGCCAGATATTCAAAGGATTCCTCGCATTCTTAAAATGCTTCCTCAGCAACGAGAAGCATACGATCAAATGTTGAAGTTCTTTTACATTTGGTTGGAAGAACAGGGAGATGAGCCTTTGACAGCTACGGCTATTCTTGCGCAGTTAATTCGTCTGAGGCAGATTAACGTTTGGCCAGACAACATTGTCTTTAAGATCAAGGATGAGGATGGTAATGTAATAGGTGAGCGTACCTTGAACATTAAAGAGTCGTCTAAAATTGATGAGGCAATGGATATCATTGATGAATTGGAAGAGCATGAGCAAGTAGTTCTGTTCTCTACATTCAATGAGCCATTGGTCGAAATGCAACGACGTATTCGTGAAGCAGGATATACCTGTAGAATGCTTACAGGTGATAATACCTGGGAAGTTGGTGCATTAGAGCGTGACTTCCAACAAGGTAAGATCAAAGTCCTTCTAATGAATAGCGCAGTTGGTGAGGGATTGAATCTTCATAAGGATAAGACAAAGTGGCCAGGTGGAGCAAGGTATGGTATCATGCTAGATAAATGGTACTCACCTGCTCGTAACGATCAATGCTATAGAAGAATTGTTCGACCTGGTTCCACTGATAAAGGTGCATTCTATTTCCTCGAGAATGAGAGTTCTGTAGATACCTTCATCAATCTTCTTAATGAGGAGAAGCAAGCTTCATTTGATACCATCACAAATAGTGGTGCTATCCGTCACGATTGGAAGCAATACCTTAAGGACAAGCTATAATGGATCTACCTACAATTAAAGAACAGACTGCTAAGTATCTATTAGTTCGAGATACTACTAAGAACATGGTTGAATTGACCTTAGTTCGCATGGCTAAAACCCATGCCAACATTCTGTTGGATCAATTAAGTTCGGTAGATGAACTGTATCCTATGCTTATAGGATTCTCTTACGCTGTTACTATCACCGCTTTGTTTAACGAAATAACTGACAAAGGTAATACAACAGTGCAAGAGATATTCGGTTTGCAGGTCGCAATATTAGGTGAATTAGTAGATAGCGAACAAGGAAAGGCGTTATACGAGTACTATGGACAATCTTGACCAATTTCTTCTGAATATGAAGATTGATCTAGATTCAGCTAAAGAACAATTGGAACGTAGGGATTATATCCAACCCTACAGGCATACATTCTGGATAGAATATTTAATGCCTGTAGGAATGGAACCTCCTTCCAAGTTAGAGGTATTGAATCTAGCCAATTTTTTTATTCAGGAATCCTCGGATGATGTTGATTATAAATCTGCCATTATCCACGGACACAGAGAGAAAGATTATTGTGCGGCACCAAAAATGTGTCATCTATATGGCTTTTGGCCAACTAAGGAGATGAGTCCACGATTCAAGAAGATATTTGAAGCAAGATGGAAGCCCGCATATGCGGTACTAAAATGGGAGATACCAACATGACTAACTTCGTTATTGAACTTTGGGATATGGATACACACCATCCATTTCTTGCAACAGATCCATATGGAAAGGTTATTGAATTTCCAAGAGATAAGCAAGATGAAGCTAAGGCTAAGGCATTAGAAGTAATTGATGAATTAGCTCAGCAATCAGATAGAGAGTGGATGTATTTCGTAACAGATCATCCATCACAATTTGCGGTTCCGCTAAAATGAACTATTCAGATAATCCAGGACATTGTTTAGTAACTAGATTTAAATTGTCTGGAAAATATTATGATCAATTTCAAATTGATATGTCTCCATATTGGGATGAGCCAAGTATTTTTACAGCTGTAGGTAAAGCTATTAATGATACAGGACATTGGAAATATCCTTCTAATATGACATATGTATGTTTAGAACCATATCATAGAAATGCTTATCCTATTATGTTACCAGGTAATGTCTCATGAAAGATGAATCAAGAATTAAAGACTGGCGTTCTACAGGACGTAGAAAAGCTAGAAAGGAATTGTTTGCTAACTACGTTCCATTCATGTGCGTTGATTGCGGGAAGACTTCAATGTTTAAACCAATGGACGCACCTGAATGGTTTGATGAGATTTGGCCTGAAGAAAATAGAGTTCTCGACTACAGCCTACAGGCAGATCATGAAACAAAAGACGTTACAAACAATGACGTAAATGAATTGGCATGGCGTTGTGCAGGTTGTCATAAGAAGCATGACAATAAATCAGGTAAAGGAGAGAGTACCAAAGAAAGCACCTCGTCAATTGACGATTTCCTGTAGGGCCGTTATGGTCCTGGCCCATAACGAAACGTCAGCCAGATAACGCTTGACACCGAATATCAATCCATGAGACACTTGTACTCACAAGGGGGGAAACTAGATGTTGCCCCGTACCAACAGAAAAGGATACAAATATAATGGCAATGGATCTTAAGGAGAAGTTCGATGAACTTCAAATTACATTGGATGACATTGATGAGAAATTGGATTCACGAGATGGTGGTGCAACTACAATTCGTACCGCTGTTCTCAAGAGTCTGATTACTGAGACAGAAGAGAATTGGTCAACTGTTCTCAAGCAATTGGTTGCTCATCTTGCAGAAGCTCCTGATCGTGCGCGAATTGGTTTCTATTACGGCTTGGTTCGTGGACTTGATAAAGAGTTCGGTAAGGAAGCTAAGAAATCAATTGATGCTGAAGTTGAGCAGGCACCAAAGGTTGAGCCTCTTATTTCAGAAGAGGAAGTTGAGCCTTTGATGGAACAGCGTAAGAAGGTTTACGCAATGATTAAGTCAATTCGGGATATGGCTGAATTGTTTGGCGATGATGATTTGGATGAAATGCCTGCCCCTCGTCGTCGTGGCGGTGCTCCTAAAGGAAAGCGTGGTCCTCGTCAATTGTCTTTCTTCAGTTGGGAAATTGAAGGAACGGATTATGCCGATCTTAAGGAGGTTATTGCAGCAGTTCCGGTTTATGATCGGGTTGCCGATCTTACCGCTGCAATGCGAGCCGCAAAGATTGATACCACAAAGCCTGGCGATACAATTGAATTTGAATTGCCAGATGGCCGTATGTTGATCGGAACAAAGTCCGCCGATGCTCCTGCCGCAGATGATTCTGAGGAAGCAGAAGATAATGGCGATGATGATGGAACTGATCCAGACGAAGATTAAATATAGGTTTCGCGGGGTTGTCCTAAGTTCTTTTCCAAAAGCTACGCTTTGGGACTGAAACAACCCGCACTATATATAAAGTTTCAGGAAGATCAGAAAATAAACGAAATTAATATCTGATTCATAGCCTAGCTGATGGGACATAGGTGATCAGACTTCCTGATTTAATCTAGGTTGTTACAGGTGAGCTTCCCAATCGGTAATGTTTGCAGCGAAGTTCAATTAATCTGTACTGTCTGGTATGGCAAAAGGAGCCGAGGCAACAGATTCCGACGAATCTTATTACCCTGAATGTTTACTTATCGAGTCAGACCAACCTAGAATCTAAGTAAGCAATAACATTGCGGTGTCGGTCGGAACCTTACACCAATATGTTTACTTAGATGGATGGGCAGTTTTTTTCTGGAAGAAAGCACAGAATCAAAAGCAATATCTGTGTATGAAGGTTCAAATCCTTCCTGCCCTACTATGGATTACAAGATCATAGAGATAGATCTTAACTCTATCACTCTATTAGATACGGAAACCCCAGATGAGTGGGGTAAACCTACTACTATGAAGTTTATTCTCAATGATACCTCCTGCTTTCGAGTAGGAGGTTTTGTGCATATCACAATAGAAAGTAGAGATAATGACTGAAGTTCGTCTTGCTTTTAAAGTAGGTGATTGGGTTATTATAGAACGGGATAAGGAACAATATCCATCTAAAGGTACCTGGCCCAGCTATGTTAACAAGGTTGGTAGAATTATCGTTGTAAACATAGATGAGGGAAATCCCAACTTTCCACGTGAAGAACCCTATATAGAATGGGGTGTACGTTTTACCGCTAGTGGAACTGAAAGTTTACATTGGTTCATAGAAAGCGAATTAGCTCTAATAGAAAAACCAAAAGCATCTCCTGATATTAAAATCCATGCGGAGAGACAAGGTTTGTGACATCCTATATGGTGTCCGACCGGCTGTAGTGGCTGCTCAGAGCCGCTATCGCCTAGATCGGCTTATGAGCGGCACCGACTTATCCACAACACCTGTAAGCGTACAGCCATAACAGAATCGAGATTTGCTTGAAACAAGCCTGGGATATGTTTATGTTCTTTGGCCTTCCATATTGGATTTTATGTGCAGGAGCGTTATGTCTAATATTTATAGCTATATATCTGGGGAAGAAAATGTGACTGTAGAGGTTGGTCAAGTAACTGTCATGGGTTTTCCTGATGGAACTTATGAGGTTATTCAAGCCGATCCCTATGCACATTTCTCAAACGAGTCGATTGATTATCCACCTTTCGTTGATATTATAGCTAGAGATGGAGCTTTCGTTATGATTAAAGGAGCTAACTCATCTGCAAGTTATGAGTTGCTTGAACAATCATATGTGAGAGATACATGGATAGGCAAGAGACTTAGGTATCAACTATATAGAGGAGAAGAAGATTGAATACAACAGAGGCTATCAGAACTCTACAGGATTCCTTGAAAGAGAATGGTAATTTGCAGTTAGTAAATGTGGATGGAGATATACTTTCATTTTCATTTGAACCTGCGGGTGGAGAGTTAGAGTTTCCAGAAGATGTACTTATAGTAGATATACTGGATGACTAATGGATGAGGATGACGAACAGGAGGAATGTATACATCTAATCTTTCCGAAAGAAAGTTGCACTATCTGTAATCCATACAGATTTTCACTTAAGATAGAAGGAGCAGAGGAACTTGGAACAATCAAATTCACCAAAGATTGAGCCTCCACGAGAGCACAATCAATTAGCTAATGCAATCATGAGGTACTTTGAGTATACTCATCTTCCAGAAAAACTACAGGGTGTTAGTAGAGAATTCTCTGAATTAGCTAAATTTGTAGAAGATTATCTACCTAATGGTGCAGAGAAATCTACAGCACTTCGTAAGTTGTTAGAAGCTAAAGATGCAGCAGTTCGTGCGGCTTTAGATTTGTAATTGGATAGCCCTCTTGGCGGAATGGCAGACGCGAAGGACTTAAACTCCTTTGAATTTAATTCATATGGGTTCGAGTCCCACAGGGGGCACATGAAAATAAGTGATAACCCATATAAACCAGGAACATCTGAGTTTAGAGATTGGGAATTGAATTTAATTCAACATCAGCGAACTGATACTGTAGATCGACAGATTGCTATATCAATTGCTGATCGACGTTTAGCTCAGCTCAAACTACAGGTAACTCCTTCACAACGTTCTCTAGCTTTAGAAGATTTATTAGCTAGTCTTCCTAAGCCTGGTGAAGAATTTACTTTTACTCAGTTGATGATTCAGGAAGTAAATACAATCTGGGCAGAAACTAAACTGGGTGTAGAGCATATGTTCTATCTCTGGATTCCACAAGTTATGGCTTGTCCTGATTGGGCTACTAGACCAGCACTTTATAAAATTCTATTCTATGCTTGTGGTTGTGATCTAAGTAAGTTTCACGGATTAGAATGTGATTGGCCTATTATTAAACCAATCTCTACTAAACTTGAGCCAGAAAATACTGCTTATTGTGCTAGGGTTCGCACTACATTTCTTAAACACACCATTCAACGATAAAGGAGAAAGCATATGATGGAAAGAAGTTTACAACAGGAACGTAAATACTGGGATGATCGTATAGGTGAAGTCATGCGAGATATTCAAATGGCTAAAGAATTAGCTGAAGAATTTCGTAAACTTCATGATCGTATCTATTCTGTAGAGCCTGCCTCACCTATGGCTGGTAAAGCTCAAAGAGATGTTCTACAATTTTGTATTAATAGACAAGTACAAGTTCAAAGTCAGCTAGAGAAGCTAGATGATAAGCTTGAACAACTGAAAGCAGAACGACCATAGTTAAATTACTTATAGCTCTGTCACTAACCTTTACTACAGGAGTACATCCTGTAGATTCTAACTTAGCTTCGGCTGTTAGACTAAATAATCAATATCAAGAAACACCCTTACAACCGCCGCCAGTTATTTATAATCCAGAAAGACTAACTGGTTGTGCAGAAATGGAATGGTATAAAAACTATGTTGGACTCCCAGAGACATTCAATGGACTTGGCTGGCGTGAATCTAACTGTCGAAATGACGTCAGAACATTCTGTTGCTATGGCTACTGGCAGGTCTACATATCACTTTGGCTTTCGTCTAACTCCAGCTACCGAAATGCCCTCATTAACGTATGCGGAATTTCAGGAGTTGAATCAATTTATGGCCTTTCTGATAGCCAAAAATTTAAGCAAGCATGTGCAGTTAAAGTAGCATACGACATAGACGGATTACAACCTTGGAGGTTATAAAATGAAATTAGATGATCTAAGAAAAGAAGTTTATGCGTTAAATGTAGACAAAGGATGGTTTGATGATAGCCGTTCTTTTGGTGATGATATGGCGTTACTCCATTCGGAAGTAAGTGAGATGCTTGAAGCTTATAGAGTATATGGTGTAAATGATGCTACAGCAGTACCACATGCTAGTAATGAATATCGTCCAAAGCCGGAGGGTATTGGAAGTGAAGCTGCTGATATCTTAATTAGACTTTTAGACACTTGTCATCGGTATAATATAGATTTAGAATCAGAATTTGATAGAAAAATGAAATTCAATTGGACACGTCCAACAAAACATGGAGGTAAGATTTTATGACAATATACATATCAGTAGATGTGGAAGCTGCATCTCTAGTACCAAATCTTTATTCGCTACTTTCTGTAGGAGCGTGTATTGTAGATGATCCTGGTGATTGCTTTCATAGAATAATTGCGGGAACAGAAACTCCAGGTGTTCAATGGGAACCTGATACTCACGATTGGTGGACACACGAAGATCAAGCAGATGCAATGATGAGATTGAATAGTAAAGCTTCAGCAATCATTCCCTACAGGACTGAGATATTGAATGTAGCTGAGGACTTTCACACTTGGCTCACTGAATTAGAAGATGAGCTTTTCTTTGTAGCTTGGCCTGCATCTTATGATTATCCTTTCATTCAACTTCTATTCAAGAATGCTTGGTTGAAGAATCCTTTTAACTACAGGACTATTGACATTAAGTCATATGCTTGTGGAAAATTAGGTAAAGACTTTGGTGCTGGCCATGATGATTTTCCAGAATGGATGCAAGATAAACCAGAGTTTCCGCATGATGCTTTAAGTGATGCAATTGCTCAAGCTAGAGTGTTTAGCCAACTACTAGATTATGAAAGGGAGTGATGGAAGAATATGTCATTTGCGGCGCTACTTTATTTGAGTGTGTGTGCCTACTCCCTAAGGGACATTCGGAAATGGATCCCCATGCTTGTGATACAGTAAATTGTTTTGGGCAATGGTTTGGAGATGAAGATTTCTTTGTACCAGTAACTCTACCTTACATGAGAATCCCTTGTCCATTTACATACGAAGATTACCTAAGAATGAAGGAGGAACAAAATGATGGCGGCGGACTTCGATATATCTGAAGTTCTCAGAATTGAGATGAATAAGGCAATTGAAAAGACAATCAGAAAAGACCCTACAGTAAGGGTACTAAACCTAGACGAAATGAGCTTAGATGAATTGGCAACGTATTTTAGGAAGAATCAATCGCTCGAACAACTCGGATACATTATCGAGTCATTCTCCGCAGATAGGTATTATGAACTTGGGAGATGGTTCCGAATTGTCCTCGGAGAAATCTATACAATTACAACTAACAAGCAGGGTTAAGACTGTAGATTTTGGTTCATTGTCTAGACTAGTTGAGGATGGTACAGAAACTGTTTGGCTACTTAAAATTACGGATCAGTATAACTCCACATTCAAATTTATGATTGGTGGTCCTGAGGATTACAACCATGAAGTTAGAGATGAAGCTGGAGAGTTGTTTCTTAATTGGTTAGAAGCCATAGGGTATGAAGATGACGACAGCTAATAGGACGTTTTCACCGTCGCAATTAAGAGTTTATGACCACTGTCCTCAAGAACATCACTATTCATATACGGAGGGCATTCAGAGAACAGAGAGAACTGGAAAACACTTTGATTTTGGAAATTATGCACACGAACTAATGCATGTGTATTATAACATCCTTAAACTTGGTGGACATACCGCCGGTTCTGATTTCCTAATCAAGGCAATGGAGTCAAGAGTTAAGAACGATTTGCTACAGGCAGACTTCGACAATATCGAATTAGTCTCCTTAGTATGGCCTCGGCTCTTGGTTTTCTTTAGGCATCAGTCAGCACAAATTGACAAAGGAATTGAAGTACTTGAAGTAGAAAAGGAATTCACTACAACCGTAACTACGCCGCATGGTCATGAAGTTGATCTTCATGGAATCATTGATCTAATCTACAGGGATAGATCAGGAACTCCTCGTATTCGAGACCATAAGACTGGAGCAAATGCTAAAACACATTCAAGCAACTCAGTAATGTTGGACGATCAACTGGGTCATTATTCGGTATCTAACGATATTCCAGATATTGAGATCAGTTTCATTAACTCGTATCTACACAAGAAGAAGCAACCACCGATTGATTCGTTGTTTGCCTTGCATAGATATCGACACACACCTGTAGGGTTATCTGTAATCAAGTTGAACATATTACAGAAGATTGATAAAATACTTGACACAGAGCCGCACAAGAACTACAGTCCTACCTGTCCAAACTGCCAGTTCTTTGAACTATGTCACGCTGAAACTCGTGGAACAAATGTTCAAAGGATTAAGTCACTTCACTTTAGGACAAAGGAAGCACATGAGCCAGGTAGTACTAGACTTTCAAGCCAGAACTCAAAGACCAGTGAACACACCAATGACGACTCGAAATTTGAAGTCAATTTTATTAACCTATGAGGACGGTTCTTCTCAAGAATTAGAAGTCATAGATCAACAAGGCTTTCATAGAGTTAGTGAATATATTGGTGAAAATGGCCGATTTATTATCCATGAAGCCTACTGGACTTATGGGGAGAAAGATATTGAAAACGTGTCTAATATCATGGAGACATAAAGATGAAAATGGCTATTCCAGGTTAGCAAAAGATGTATGGGGACATAATTATGAGCATAGGTATGTATATTCCAAGACTCATAATAACTACATATTTAAACCTGGTGAAGAAGTCATGCATACTTGTGATACACCTGGATGTATAGAAGAAACACATTTGATCCTTGGATCACACTCAGACAATATGCTAGACTGTTACACTAAAGGTAGAAGAACAAACAAAGGAATTAATAACCCGAACTCTAAACTAACAGAAGAGGAGATTGAAAAAATACAAGATCTATACCATTACGATAATGTATCTAGACTGTACCTAACTAAAGAATTTAACTGTTCGCTATCTACTATAGATCGGATTCTTAATGGGACTACTTGATAGAATACAGGAAATCCGTGATACGGATTACTACATAAAGTTACTTCTGTATGGACGTTATGGTGCTGGTAAAACAAGATTTGCCGCTAATGCACCTAATCCCGTATGGGTAGATACAGAACGTTCAGCAGAAACTTTTCGTAGAATTCCAGACTTTGAACATATGCCAATCTTTGTACCTACCTCTCTAGAGGAAATGTTTGAATTCTCTAAGGAAGTAGTTAAGAAACAGGCTTACGAAACCATTGTTATAGATACAATTGGTAGAGCACAAGATGACCAGATTCAATCTGATCTTAGAAAAGATGCTCAGATTCCAGGTAAGCCTGGACAATTTAAACGAGATCCTTATCTTCCACTATGGGGAGATTATAGAATCTCTACAAACAAGATTGACGAAATGTTCATGTTCCTACAGAAAGCTCCCATTCATGTAATCATCATCGCTCACGAGAGAATTGATGTTGATATGAAAACTCAGGAAGTTATCAGAATCACACCCGATATTACTCCTACTTTGAAGAAGAGTGTAATGGGACTTATAAATGTCGCGGCTTACCTCGAAGTCGATACTAACATACGAGGAGAAAGAGAGAGGAAACTTACCATTAACCCATACCAAAAAATTGAAGCCAAGAACCGATTGAATATACAAGAAACCACAATCAAAAATCCAGACTTTAAAACAATCTTCCTAACATAAAGGAGTTGAAATGATTGACCTCGACTTTTCGGGTGATTCCACCCGATCGAGTGCAGAAATACTCGAAGAAATGTATACTCCCGTCGATGACGGAGAGTATCTTCTCATCATTGCTGATGCAGAGGTTGCACCTAGTAAGAAGGCAGATAAGAAGCCTTCTCTGAAAATTACCTTCAAGTTGGTTGAAGATGAGAAAAAGACCATTTGGAAGTACCTTTACTTGGATAAGGAAAGTGAACTTGCAATGGCCTATCTTCGGGAATTCCTCGAAGCTGTTTATGACACTTCTCTTTCTGGATCAATTTCTCTTGATCCGAAAGACTTGTTTGGTAGGAAAGTAATTGGCCATGTTACTACACAACCTCGAAATGATGGGGCTGTGAATGAAGATGGCTCTACCAAAATGCAAAACGTTGTAAACGTCTTTGAACCTGTAGCATAACTAAAAGGGAGGAGAGTCTTAAATGGCTCTCCTCCCTTTTCCATTTCTAGGGATAATCTATGACAGACCTACAGAAGTATCTGGATTTCCTATTTGAAGAAGATGTAGGGTATGTCTATGCGCCTATTAAGAAACCAGACCAAACCTGGAAACAGAAATTCTTCAATTGGCCTATAGAAAGACCTGAATTACTTGATTGGATCATAACCAATAGTTTAGAAAGTGATGTATACATTGGTCCCGCTTTGTATAGAGAAAAGAAAGTTTCTAAAGAAGCTATCCTACACTCCAATGTTGTTTGGGTTGAATTCGACGGACAAGAAAGTATCAAATGGGGCAAGCTATCCGAACCGAACGTCATCGTTCAAACCAGCAATTCGCAACACGTACATTGTTATTGGAAAACGGAATCGTTATCTACGGAATTGTCCGAGGATACCAACCGACGATTAACATACTACTTAGAAGCGGACTCATCAGGTTGGGATATCACTCAGGTATTACGTCCCCCAAACACCATAAACTACAAACACACCGTCCCAACAAAACTAGTAAAGTTTCAAGAAGGTTCCCACAAGTACTCAGAATTTGATGTTGCTCCTAGCATAGAGAAACCTGTAGAGGCGTATACCTACGATATATTGTTGGATAGAGCTAGTATCAAGCTAGACCCTAGCCTAACTTATAAAGTAGATAAGGAAGTTGTAAAACATCCTCATCGTTCAGAGTTTCTAATGGCTACAGGGTATCTGCTTGCAGAAGCAGGTTTGAATGGCTTAGAGATAGTCTCATGTTTATATGAGATAGACTCTAGAATCAAGAAGTTTGTAGGCAGAGAAGATCAACTTAAACGGTTATCTGAGATTGCCTCGCTTGCTCTATTCAAAGTTGAACGTACATCCTATATTAGTGTCTATTCACCTAATGAAATTCTTACACATAGTTACGACTTAGAGTGGATTATTCCAAACCTTCTTCACACTACAGGAATGTTAATTCTTTCTGGACAACCTGGTGTGGGAAAGACTCAATTAACCTTTGACTGGGCTTATCGGTTGGCTGTAGGTTTAGCCATTCTCGGTTTAAAGCTAAGTCGTCCTTATAAGGTTATGTATCTTTCCTTGGAGATGGATGTTGTAGAGCTAAAATACATATTTAAGCATCAGGCTGAAGTTTTTAAAGAACATGGTCTTTGGAATGCAAATATGTATATTGTAAGCCCTGATATAGACTCAGATATGAGAGGCTTTGAAAAGACATTAATCAAGATACAACCAGATGTACTCATCATAGATTCCATTTCAGAATTAGCCACAGATGACTTAACTGAAACTGAATCTAGAACTATAATGAAGTGGATGAAGAAGATTAGAAAGGTGCATAATGTTGCAATTATCGCTATTCACCACAACCGCAAAGCCTCGGATACGAATAAGAAACCACGTAAACTCGGAGACTTATATGGCTCCTTCATCTTTGCTAAAAATTCAGAAACAGTTATGTCTTTATGGCACGAAGAAGGAAGGATTGGTCTTGAGCTTGATCTCCTCAAGGCACGGTTTACCGAAAAGAAAACATTCAACTTACTTAGAACGACACACTTAACATTCGATCTAAACAATCCACAGGAGGTGAAAACAGATGTTAGTATTGAACTCGGAAAGCCTGGCCCAGACTCGGTTACTTTTAGCTTCGACTAAGAACCATATTGTAATAGACACAGAAACCAACAAAGATTGGATTCTTCCAGAAGATCGTTATCTTATGGGCATCTCGCTTTGCATAGATGGTTCTACGTTCTATATCCCTGTAGAGCATCATGAATGGGGAGCAGAAGAACCTACAGGAATATCAATAGACGGTCTATTCGATAATGTAGCTAATGTACCCTTGGTCATGCACAATGCTAAATGGGACTTAGATGTTCTTGAACAAGCCAAGATTCATCTTCCATCAGAGCAGGTATACTGTACCATGTTAATGGCTCATCTGATTGATGAGAATGAGTATAACTACGAACTAGATTATCTAGTCTCTAAATATCTGGGTATCCATAAAGATACAAAAATGGCTAAGGCTATGGATGCCTACAAATGGGAGCATGTTCCAGTTAAAGTAATGGGTAAATACTCAGAACAGGACGCACTTGTAACCTACAATCTGTTCTTCTTCTTGATGAACAAATTTGACATTTACATGGATTTATGGTCATCTACCGACCGTGAATTCATGTACTTACTCAAAGATATGGAGTCTGTAGGAATTCGACTTGATCGAGATAGAACTAAAGCTGCGCTTAGTAGAACGGAAAAATGGTGCGCTCAATATGTGAAAGAACTGGGCTTTGATCCAGGAAAAAAGAAACTTCTACAGGAGTATGTATTTGGTACATTAGGGCTTACCCCTTTATCCTATACGCCCATAAAGAGGGAGCCTCAAATAAATACGAAGTTCTTAGAGAGGACAGACCATCCGTGGTGCAAAGGTTTCCGAGAATTTAAAGTACAGCAAAAGAGATTAACTAGTTACTATCGACCCTATTTAAGGCTGGCACCAAATGGAAGATTCCACCCTAATTTTAAACAACATGGAACTGTTACAGGACGGCTCTCTTGCTATGATCCTAATATGCAACAAATCCCAAGAGACTCAGATATTAAGGGTTTCTTTATGCCAGAAACCGGGTGTGAATTATGGGAGCTTGACTACAGAACTCTGGAATTCCGACTTGGGGCAGTTTATGGTAAACAACAAAATGCACTTGAGATTTTCCATAATGAAGGAGATATTCATCAGCTTACAGCATCTTCTTTGGGAGTTCCAAGGCAAGCAGGAAAAACCATTAACTTTGCCCTTGCGTATGGAGCAGGAGCAGGACAACTTGCGGATACAATGGGAATCCCAGAAGAACAAGCTCAATCAATTGTAAATGATTTTAGACGTACATATTCAGATATGTATAGAAAGAGTAAGGAAGCTGCCATAGTTTGTGCAGCTAACGGAGGAAAGGTAAAGATGTGGCATGGAAGGTATCGGCACTTCGATCATTCATCCTTATATCATATCGCCTGGTCTGCCTGTATCCAAGGAGGCTCTTTCCAAATCGTCAAAGTTGGAATGCTCAAACTTAGAGAGCACAACTTTGATATGCGAAATCAGGTGCATGATGCGGTCTGGCTCAATATCGATCCTAGCAAGCGTAGTGTAGAAAATCAAATTGAGGAAGCTCAAAGTCTCCTTAGTGATTGGACTACAGAAGTATTTGGACTTAGATTCTCAACAGAAGCCAAGAGGCTAGCGTGAAACAAAAATTGCACATCAACAATGTAGGTAAAATTATACTTCCGCACACTATGTTTAACGTGGAAAGTCAAGATCACGTAGACATTTATGCTGCATATGATGGTATGGAGAGTGTAAAATTCAGTTTAACCATTCCTGGTATACAGGCTTTAAATAAAGAACTTATGGATATGCTTCGAGCTTTTGAAGCTTTAAGGCATCCTGAATGAAGATACATCATAAAGTTCGAGAACTTGTTATAAGAAATGAGCCTGCCTATGATCTTAGAGTGATCTATCTGTTTGAACATTTCTATGGAATGACCGAAGATGAGAAACCTGTCTGGCTTAAGACAAAAATCTTAACAAAAGATGGTTGGCGAGACCATGAAGAAGGTGTCTGTTTTCCTATAGAGAAACTACCATCCATATCTGGAAGAGATTTATGGCTACAGGAGGAATTAGAAAAACAATTCAATAAATGGAGAGCCTTTATGTGTGAGCATCTTGAAGATCAAAGGGAATAATGAATATCCTTGGCATAGACCCAGGTAAAACTACAGGATTAGCCGTAATCATCATTGACACAGAAACAAAAAAGGCCAGGATAGACCTGGCCGAAACTTCTTCTGATGTAACTGCTATCGAGTATAAAAACTTGATCGAAGCAGCTGATTTTATTGTAGTTGAGGATTTCAAGGTTAGACCAAATAAAGCCAAGAGAGGAAGCTTTGATTGGTCTCCGATGGAAACTCCTAAGATTATTGGCTCCATCCAAACTTTGGCAGCTCTAATTGGAAAGAAGGTTGTTCTTCAACAGCCCACGATAAAACCAATGGGGTATGGCTTTGCCCATATGCTTTATGTGAAGGGGAAGCCTGGGACTCATATTCAAGACGCTGCTGCTCATGCAATGTATTTCGCTGTGAAACGCGGATTTGCGCTGCCGTCGAAGCTCTTGTAACAAGTAATCTATCCCTATCCTGCGGTCTCATACCACCGAATATGCCGTGATCCAAGTGAAACAATAAGGCTATTTCTAAGCACTCAGTTTCACGGTCGCATAATCTACAATAGGATAAAGCCCTTGCAGAGTTTTCCCGTGTGTAGGATTTAGGGAAAAAGATTTCTGTGGGAATACGGTTATCCAGGCAAAAGAATCCATCTTCCTCAGACATAGTGGGTATTGTACCACAGGCCGATAACAGATGATAGTGGTTTCTACAACTTGACGTTCGACATTAGCTCATCAAATGTGCTATAAGTACCAAGTACCTTTTCCTTTTCATTGGCAGGATAGCGTGGTTTCTTATTGTGTCGAACCTCATCGGCTGTAGGAGACTTAGGTTGAATTAAAGTCAGCTTACCATTAGTAATTCTAACCTTCAAACCTGCATCATCCAGCTTAGTATTGATCTTTGTAACCTTGTCGGTCATCTGCTGTTCCAATTCAGCTAAACGCTGCCCTTGTCGAGCTTTAGATACTTGAACAAGAGGAATACCTAGGAAACCTGCAAATTTATCAATTGTAGGCTTAGTATCAGACTCAAAGAATGAACGCCATGTGGAGATTCCACGGAATTTATTCTTAAGTATGTCCTCTATACCAGTTATACCTTTCCCTACAGGCTTGCCTGAAAAAGTATCCTTACCTGAGGCATATTCAAACATACCTTGAACGATAGGATTAGCTCGTTGTACTGGATTAGAGAAAGTTTCCTGTAGAGTTCGAGTTGGGAATAACGCATCAGTGAATCCAATATGCTGTCCAGATGATAGCTCACTATAAGCCATTCCACGCATCCATCCAGGTAAATTATTACCAGTAAATTGGTCAGATGGGGCTAAAGATCGTTGGATCATATTGATACGTGAGAAATACTTAGGGTGCATGAAGATATTCTCTAAAAGAACTGGAGTAGCTTTTCTCATATACGTGTAGAAAGGCATTCCATATCGACGAATTTTCTGCTCATCTGGAGTCAAAGCGTTGTAGTCAAACTTGAACTTGTTAACTCGTTCAATAGCAGCTTCTTCTGCATTCTTCCAAGCTTTCTCCTGAGGAATACCCTTCTTAAGTTGAGCACTCATTTCCTCATCTAGAGCGTGGTAGTAATGAACAAAACGTCCAAAGTCTTCTCTATGCTGAGACCAGTCCCGAAGTTTACTGTTGACTCCCTTAAGATTACCTTTTAAGGTAGAGTTCATATACTTCATGGTAGATAGGTCTCTAGGATCAAAAGCATGTTTCATCTCTGAATCAAAGAAGCCTGCTGTGGCTGCATTCTTGTAGTAAGAGTCATAGACTTTTCTAAAGTCAGTCTTTGCGCCACCAACCATTAATTTAGCTGTATCCTTATGTGTCATTCCTCGTATGATTTGCTCATACCTCTTAGAATGCACACCATCAAGCATACCCATAAAGATGTCAGAAGTCATATTTCTAACATGGAACCCAGGCCAATAAATAGTGTTGGCTTGCTTGAACAGCTTAGTTAATTTATCAAAACCCAAAGCCACGGAGTTATTCGCAGCATTCTGCCCATACTTAACTAGGTCATTATAGTTCTTGTAAACTTTCTGAATGTCCTTATCCAAATATAAAGCCTCACCTGGCTTAAGCTTAGCACGTCTATAAAGCTCAGAGTATCTATTTGGATCTACTTTAACCATACCTGCACCTGTAGCCATAGTTTCATGCATGGCAGATTTGATTCCATAGTGATTCACTAAATCCTTCATGAAATTAATTCTCGAGAGTTCACGAATAGACTTAGCTTTACGAGCAAGTAAAGCTTGACCTACATCTTCTTCGGGATGCCAACCTCTAGCAATAGCATCTTGTGAAGTGAATCCATCAATATTCTTATGTAGCTTTACTTGGTTTGCTTTAGGAGCTTTCCAATCTTCTGTAAATTTTGGATGAGATTTCTGACCTTTGCCTATTTGATTGTAGACATAGTTATCAGCAGGAGGAGTTGCACTTACTGTACGAGCGCCTGCTCCAATCTCATCATCATAAATTTGCTTGTAATGAGCTTTGATTGCTTTCTGGATATCACCATCTACACCAGGCAACATGATATCTTCTTGAATAGCCCTATGAATATTTCTTCGTTGGTCAGGAGTTGTATCCTTTAGAAGCGTTTCAATGCCGGCTTTAAATTCATCATAAGCTTGCACATTCATAGACTTTAACTTCTGAGAAATATGCGTAGTATATCCAGGGAACCAGGATGAATAACGCATAGCCTTGTTAAAGTTAGCAATATGTGGATGTTCACCAGCTTTTACTGCAACTCCATGAGCGATCTTTCCTACTTTAGGAAGATAAACTTTCTTCCCCATGAACTCCATAGTAGGAACTCTAAGTAATGAATCCTTAAGTTGATCCTCTACTCGTGCATGAATCTCACGAATTCTAGGTTCCAGTTTCTTAGAGAATTCATTATGTGCTGCTGCCCAAATCTCATCTGGGCTAAGTTTGTTTTCCTTTGCTAGCTTCTCTGCAATGTCCAGCCATTCACCAAACAAAGGATTACTCTTTGTAAGAGCTTTACGTTCGGCTGTAGAATATCTCTTACCTAGTTTTAAGTTAGCTGCGAATGTTTCACTCTGCTTTCTAACTCTATCTACAAGACTTTCTCTAGCGGCCTCAGAAATAGTATTTGCAATTGTACCAACATCATTAGCACCGCCACCAATCATACCGCCTTTATGCATATCGTAGACCATATTATCTATCTTATCACTAACTTGTGAAGTAATATGATCTACTAGAGTTTTATTTGTTGTACTACCTAATCTTGGCTTAAGAGTATTAGGAAGTTTGAATTCATCTACAGTCTTCTTAACTATAGTAGATGCTCGATTCTTCAAAGCATCTTTACCGAGATTCAGAGTACCTTCTACAGCTGCTTTTCCTAAAGCTCTACCACCTTGTTCAGCAGCACTTTTTTCAACTGTAGCTAATCCACCTGTGAAATATGTAGAAGGATCAGTAATAATATCACCAGCAAGACCTACAGCTCTATGAGACCATTGTTCAAAGCCTGTCTTATCTAATGTATCATGAGTAATCTTATCACCAGCATCTTGCAGCTGCTTATTACCAGTTTTCTGACCCCATGCTCGTAGCTTATCCGCAAGAGCTAATTGCTTATCATCATTATTGATTACATCCCCAAAGCCTGTATGCTTTTTACCAGCTAATCCTGCCCATGCACCATGTAATGCTTCAGCAGGAATAGCCCAATCAGACCTGCCATTAAAGGATGTATCACTAGCTCGATTAAGAGCTTCGGCAGTCATAGCAGAGATTCGACCAAGACCTTCAATTGGTAACATAATACCCTTAGCGATACCCTTTGTAAAGTCGTTACTTTGAACAGCACGAGTTACAGGATTATTTGTGATATGATTCCAAAGACCTTCAAGACCGCCAGGTTGTGGACCCATTGCACTAATATCTAATTTAGGACCACCGTTTAATGTAAGTCCAGAAGATAGTGCTGCTGATCCTGGAACTTTACTTTGACCTAAGATAGCTCGAATTTGGTCTGCTGTAGTAGCACCAGGAGTATCTTTCTTAGTCTTTGGCTTAGCCTCTTTAAGTTTCTTAGCCAGCATATTAGCTGCTGCATCACGAGCAGATTGTGGGGCAGCCAACCATAACTGAGCATCAGATTGATAATTAAGAGGACGACCAACTTTGTCACCAAGTGTTTTGTTAAACACTTGCATAAATTGTGCCCGTTTATCTTCAGCAGCACTAGCCATTAGAGAACCTTTGGATTAGCCTTAGGCTTAGGAGCAGGAGTCTTATTCTTAGAAGTTGTAACTACCTTCTTACTTACTTGCGGAGCACCTGCAAGTTGATTGAGAACTGCTTGATAAATAGGAAGCTGACTGGCCGCCGTTTGACCAGATACTTGATTCGCGGTAATCTGAGCAGGAGACATTGGATGAGCAAACGGATTACCAATTGTCGTTATCATAGCTTTTATAGCTTTATCTCTTGCAGCCGTAGAGCTATTAACATTTCCTTGAGTAGCCGCAACTACCTTATTGGGGCTGCTTAGATTAATCTGATTCATATACTCAGCAAGAGCTTTTGGATTACCTTGCAAAGCTGCAACTACAGCTGGATCATAAGTTCCAGCATCTGTAGTAGTTTCTGTAGCTGTATCAGTTATTGCACCACTAGAACTTCCACCACCGCCTCCGCTTTTTCTTCCGCCTCCACCACCTTTAGAAGCTGCTACTTGTTTAGCTAATAAAGCTTGAACAGCGGCCAAATTAGCATCTGCAACTCTTTGTTGTTCTTGTCCAACCCACGCAGCAGCACCAGCAGCACCTTGTCCAGCAAATTGATTCAAATAAGCTTCACCTTGTTGCTTAGAGAGTTCTCCCATCTTAAGCAACCAGGCTTGATTATCTGCAAGGCTTTGATCTGAGTTCTCTTGACTTCTTCGCATTGCTAAATCTCTAGCAGCAGAAACAATCGCAGGATCAGCCCCTAAAGCAGTTGCACTAGCATCTGTTTGTGCACGACTTCCCTGATACATATCGTACATTTGTTGGTTAGCTGTTGCTTGTCGAGCTTTAAATTGATCGCTTATAGCTGCATATTCCGATGGACGATTATCAGCATTAGCTTTCACATATGCCAGTAAAGTATCATAGAAACCGGGATATGGATTTCTAGATAAATCAGCTACTTGTGGGGTAAACGCAGATTCTACAGGAGCGACAACTCCACTAGAACCTCCTCCACCACTAGAACCTCCACTAGAACCTCCAGTAGATTTATTTAATGCTGAATTGGCAGCAACAGCAGCATTCCACTTAAGTGTATCTGCCCATTTCTGTTGATCTGCTGTTGAAGGCATACCAACTTGCGCTCCATGAGTATTAGCATATGCTCTAGAACCACCTGTTCCAGTATAAGGAGCAACTATTGCTTTAGGTATAACTGGAGTTTGTGTAGGTAAACGTGGAAGTAATGGTGCATTGACTGTCTGTGGTTGATTTAACCAATAGACATTACCACCATACTGACTTCTTTGACCTGGAGGCATTACATCCTCTTTCTCTTTAACTTAGCTGCCTTCTTAAAATCTCCCTGCATAACATCACCTAATCCATGAAGATGAACATGAATAGCATGACCAAGATTAGTTGATGGAATATCACCTGTAGATTTAGAAGGCATCATAGGAGAATCTTCACTTATTGATTGACCTAACTGCGTACCATTTGAATTCTGCCAAACTCCTATTCCACCTTTATGAGGAATGTATCTCCGAGTAGTTTCATCTCTAAAATTGAGATTATCTACTGTATTTCCCATTTTATCATGAGTCAAGGAATAAGCTCTAGAGCCTGGATTTTTCTTTAACTCTTGAATCCTAGAATCATCGTGAATTTTTGGCTTGTTTACCATGAGTATTAGCCTTTCGCTTCTTTAATCTTTTAAGCAGGGCAGCACGTTGTGGATCAAATTTACCAGGATGTTTCTTTAGATACAGAGCCTCGAAATAATCGCTAGCTGCCTTTTTAGTATCCATTATTGTGGTCCGCCATAAATACTTTGCTTTAGAGCACCTGTTGTCCCAGAAGGCTTAGGAGCAGGCTTTGGCTTAGGTGCTGGTGGAATATACGGAGCTTGTGCAGGTGGAGTATAATTTGGAATAGCTGCTTGTTGAGTAAGCGGTGGCGGTGTTAAAGCTGCAATCATATTTGCAATTTGCTGTTGTTGTGCCGCAGCAGCATCTTGAGCAGCCATTGCATCAGCAGCTGCTTTAGCTTGTGCGGCTGTATATTTGCCAGAAGCCACATCCTGTGAATTATCGTAGGCAGTTCTCAGACCTGTAGTATTTCTATCAATTGCCCCTACTTGATCTGTATATTGATTTTGATAACCCGCGGCCAAAGCATCGTATTGTGTACCAACATCAGCTTCTTGACCTAATGCAATACCACTATTCAAAAGACCACGATCAGCTAAAGATTGATGAGATTGTAGAACTGCCTTAAGCCTATTCTTTTGCGTTTGTGCGAGATTATCTGTTAAATTCCGTTGGAAAACACCCTTATTGGCATCTCCTGTAGCAATATACTGCATTAATGCCTGATAAGCTGCAACAACACTCTCATCAGTTGCTAATGGAGTAGGCAGTTGATCTAACGGCGCTCCATATTTAGGAACTACAGGATCAGGTCCAATAGTCAATCCTGGTGATAGGTAACTAGCCATTACTGATACAACCCTCCTACTTCGGTCACTAATGAATTAGAATTTGTTGGTGGTTTAGGACTTAAAGACTGTGCTGCTCTGCGCCTTCTACGAAGCCTAGCAGCTGCTTGTAAATTCTTAGGATACTGATTCTGTCCCATTGGGTTAGGACTAGAAGCTGTACCATTGTAGACATTATTACCACGCAGGTAACTGCCTACAGTAGAACGAGTATCATAGATGTTAGCCATTTATGGCCTCCTTAGGAGAACCATTCAAAGATGGATCAGGTGCAAGACTATTTAGCCGCTCTTCAAGTTTACGAATGTGAACTCGTTGGACAGCGATAGTGAATTCTTTAGGAAACTCAGCTTGTAAAACTTCAAGAATTTCCTCAGGCTTAACTTCAAATTGAATCATAGTCTTCCTTTACGCTACAATATCGGTTACATCTGTGGCTTGAATTGCCCTTCGCGCTAATTCTTCTTCATACATTAGGACACGAGCCTTAATCATTTGAATTACAACTTCCTTGGCAAGAGCAGGAGTTGGAACTACATCTTGTCCTGTAGGAGTCTTTAATCCAGCACATAATGCATTAACAACTCGTGGTACTTGTGCGTCTGGAATTACTAAATTGATATTGGCCATTATGCTGCACCTTCCAAAACTTTAATTCGATTGGTTAGTTCTTGGATAGCTGCAAAAGAAATGGCTAGCATTTGACCTAAGTCAATAGCTTCAGGCTTATTTGAAGCATCTAAGGGAACAGCATTAGGAAAGATTTCATATACTTCTTCTGCAATAAATCCTATACGTTCTCTATCAGCCATTACTTTTGGAATACATGGGTTTTCATCCGTACCATCACATTCATGGATTGCACAATCATGTTCTGGCATTTCATAATTATATCTTTCAAGACCTTTACTATCTTTAAAGGCATTAAGACGCACTAAAGCTAATGATCGGCGACTACCACCGGTATCTAACAGAGGTAACTTATGTTGAAATGTAACTGTACGTAGCTTTGCAACCAAGTCAATAACATTCTCTACAGAAGCTCCTACAGCCTTAAGAGGCCAGTCATTTATATTCTTCTTAAACCGCACTGAGGAATCAGAATTCCAAGAAGCAGCAAAACATGCAGCAGAAGCACCATTAAATGCTCCATCACGGAAATACATATTGTTTCCTGTACCAAGGGTAGAGCCAATAACAGGTGCGTAACTACCATTGTGTAAACAAAGAGAGGCTGTTGCTGTTGCAGGAATTGATCTAATAGCTGAGTTTTGCCATGCTCCGCCTTGAGAACTGCCTGTTATTTGATAACCATTAATTGCTCCAGCACCTGTTATAGTACCTGCAACATATAACGTAGTACTAAATCCAGCTGTACCTGGGCAATATATACCAGAATAGCCACCCATTCCACCAGCACCGCCGCCGGCAGATATTCCACTATTACCGCCACAAATCCCACCAGTATAGAAATTAGGTTGAACTCTTACCCAAGTTGCATCTTGCATCCAAATACAAGCAGCGTTGTACCAATTAGTCCATATAATGGCGCTACTAGCAAGCATACCTATATGGCCATTCATATTCAGAGTATATACTGAGCTAGCATCATTCGGAGTTTGACCTAGCAAAGTTCTATTACCCACCCAAAGATAACCTGTACCTGCTACTCCACGATATCCCATAACATCAGCTGCGACAGCAGTATTATAAAATGACCAACCATCTATAGCTTGAATTCTTATTCCAGTATGCCAAGGCATTCCCCCTGGAGCGGATATAGCATAAATTAATTCAGTACTAGTAGGATAATTAAAGTATACAGCATATCCAAAATTCAAAGCAATATGAGAAGTGGTCAAATTTAACTGCCCGGTCATCGTATCGCCAGACTTCTTAATATACAACGTAGAGCTAAAGATAGCAGCTCTTAAACTCTCACTTAAAGGATGCTGATGGTCGATACGTGCAAATTGATCTAATTGACCATCAGTAGAAAAATCTTCTGTGACAGGCTGAATTCCAGTCAAGTCAAGACTAAGTTCAGTATCTAAACCAAAGAAGTCGCTCATGCGTTGCTCATTTGATCTTTGTCCTTGTTATCACTATTCACTACAGCCTCTAGTTTTTCAAATATGATAGAGGGACTTGATGCACTTGAAGGCTCCGTTAAAGCTTCTCCAAATACATAAAGAGATGTAACGTTGTGTTTGAATGGTGCATTAAAAAGACCCTGGTCATCTAGAACTGCGCCTTTAATATACTGACTGTAGGCTGCAAATTTACTAGTTGGAACAGGTGTTGATATCTGCCCATACATATCTTCTGCACCTATGTTCATTTTCTGAGCAGTATCATTGAAATATCCAAAGATACTCCAGTACTTAAAGCGAACGTTCTTCTTATTTGCTACGAAGGGACTAGGGCTTGAGAAGCTAAATTTCTTAGAAGTTCTAACATTGTCTACATGAGATGTATTCCAAGCATCTCCAAGAAATCTATTCTTATCTAGATATATTGCACGATGAGATGTATTACTATTCTTATATGCAATATAGCTAGAACCCAACTTACTCTTGTAAGGCTGTAAGTTGATTCCTGCTCTAAGAATTTCACCTTGAAAATTAGTTCCACCGGCTGTGATAAAAGTTCCACTGTTCAAATCCAACTCTGTCCAACCAACTAGGTCAAAGTAGAATATTCGAGAACCTGCCCTCGTATAGTTTGTAATTATACCATACGAGATAGATTCAGCAATGATACCATTGTCATACGGATACAACTTAACAATAGTAGCTCCTGTAGAACCCCATAATCTATAAAGACCTGTAAGACTTCCTGTCACATCCTTGAATGTAACACCATTAAAAGCAAAGACTCTAACCTGATTAGTTAGGAAAATGAATCCCTTGTTCAAACACACAGAGTCTCTGTGGTAGATTGGATAATCAGGAGATACTAATTGAATCGACCAGTTGATTGGAGCACCATTAGCGGAGAAGTAATATACTCCACGATCAGTGAACAAATACATCCTGTCCTTATAGACAAGAGCATTATAGATAGTCAAGTCCAAGTCAGACGTTGGCATATCTACAAAGTTGAGGCTTGAACTCCAAGTCTCAGGATAACCACCAATTGCAGGAAGGTCTGTATAGTAAATTCGGTTCTTGAAGATACCGAAAATTCTATTCTTAAAACTAATTAGAATGTTAACTCCAGCAATAGCCACTAGATCAGTGATAGTTAAAGCTCCGCCTGCTGTAGTAAAGTTAGATACTCTAAAGATTGTATCAGTCACATTTGATGCGTAGTATCTATCCTTATATTGGCAGAACGCTTTAATTCCACGAGCAGTCGCAATTGTCTGTGTTGTTATTTGTGGTGTTGGAACGTTGTTGTAATTAACCCAGTTTACATCTCTCGTTGTTCCATCATCGAAACACATCAATAAAGAGGGAGTATTAACCGAGGCTGATCCTGTAGCTGTAAATACTTCCATATCTCTTTCAGAAGTATTCTTAGGAACGATTCCTGTAGTAACTGGAAGAACTCGTGGAGTCTTAGCTACATCCATTAGCATCAGGAAATCTTCACGAATCGCTAAACTATTATCTTCTGTCCTAATAAGATTAGTCAGAATATTGAAGCTTTTTTCGGAGACAGGAATACCTACAGGGTCTAGTCCAAACTGCATAGGTATTTTGACAGTTTCCTCACCAAATACAGCCATGAGTTATTACCATTCTCCAGGGTCATCTCTTACAACGAAGAATTCGTCATCAGAGATGTTAGCTTCATCCTGCCTAAGTCCACTAGACTCTTGCATGATTACTTTAGATTCTCTGAAAGCGTTCCAGTTCTCATTTCGTTCATGTGCTCGCATAACACAGAACCTTACAATATCTTCATGAAAAGATACAGGCACATCAAGGGCGGTGCCCAAACCAGCGACAGTTGTTGGAAGCTTAGTGTAATCATGAATGATATTTTGGCCGCTAGTTGTAGTCATTGGATACAGACGAAGTTGACCAGCAAAATGATAGTAATACAAAGGTGTATCAACCACTTGTGTTGGATCAACATTGAGATTGTCTAAATCATCAATCTCAATGAACTTGAGATTTACTGTAGGATTAGTACCATATCCTACACGTTTAGTAGAAATCCAGTCGGCCGGTAGAGCTTTAGGATAACTACTTAAAGCAGATGTAAGAGTTCCTGTAAGACAACCTGTCTGTCTACAGATGACTAATTGAGCCTCATTAATCCAATCATAGATATCAGTCTGCTGAATGACAATAGCATCAGCGCTATCGCCAAATAGTCTAAGAACTTTACGAGTGATATCTGTGACGTTCATTAGAAGCTCTTCTTTGCATCATTAAGTGTTACAGGACCTTCCTCATGGATCTTGACTTTATCACCTTCTTTGTTCTTAAAAGAATAACTCGAATAGCGAGAAGCGATAACACCAAGGGCCAATTCGTTAGCCTCGTCCATAGATTCACGATATCTCTTTTCCGCGCCTTCTCTGGCTGCTTTTTCCATCTGTTCAAGAGTTTGAAAAGTATTAGTATGGTGTTGATCGGCGGCATAAACGCGCTCAATCATACGATCATCTAATTCCCATGCTTCTAAGACTTTTTGATATGTACCGTTCGGCATACGTTGCACAACCATAAATGGTGCAGACGTAACTTTAACACCGGGAAGATCAGGATCAAGACAAATTACTTCTAGATTCTCATCATAGTCATGGATAGCTTGAGCGACACGTAAAGCGTCAGCTTCAACAAGACAATTACCCATATCTATGTAGTTCTTACCATCATCTAAAACAACCATTGTTTCTCCAAAGATGAAGTGCCGGTGACATAAGGGTGGCGCGAAAACACCCAAATGCCACCGGCACGGACTAATTAGGACTCGGTAAGGTTTGTGAACCTACCATGTGCGCTACGCTTGTGAGTAACGATTTGCCAATACTGCTTCATCAATGCTTCAAAGACGTCATAATCATGCACGTACTTCAAAACAGAACCGTCGATATCTTCCCAGTACCAATCCTTATCTCGATAAATCATAATTTCTGATTCATCAACGAGATAGAGACTTTTAGGAGGTTGATCGGGATCAGCAATAAATGGAAGATCACCTTCATACATGAAGGAAAGACCAACTAAACCACCATCCCACGTCTTCGGTTCATTATACCGACGAAGTGAGAGAAGAAGGTTAAAGTAAGTCCTACGAACACCAAGAGCAGCAAAGATAACACTTGGTTTTCCACCACTCTTTTGCTTAATGTCATCAAGCATCTTGATAACAACTGTCTCTGTAAGAGCAGTTGTAGCACCATCATCAAGACTTCTCCAATATTCATTACCTGCCGAAGCAGAGTTAATGTTGTGAAGAGTACCAATGTCATCTACCAATTGAGCAAAGCCATAAGGCTCATTGTCTGTGTTACCTTGACGAGTAACAAAGTCACCAATTGCTGCTGTAACAACTGCATCAACAACAAAAGCCGATGCAGAAGTAATAGAAACAATTGTGCGACCTGCTGCACCACCAATAGGAACACCTGTAGCTGCAAGGCAAATATCAATTACTTCACCAATTTGCAGGAGTCTTGTAGGAGCAGTTACAGTTGTAGATGCTGCACTTGCACCAGTAAGAACTGTAATTCCAGCGGTCTTACCCGAAGATGCGAAAGATGTTGAATCTCCCCATGCAATTCGGTTGCAATCCTTTGTCAGATCCTTCTTAAGTCCTGTCATTTCACCATCGAGTGCGTTAATGAAGGACTTTGGGTTACTGTTAGCCAAAGAGATTACTTGACCTGTAACCTTGATTCTACCATAACCGTACTTTAAACGCTCTTGAGCTTGTGCATAGCCTTGCTGGCCTGCTGCACCCAATTGAGCATTCTCTGCACGATAACTGATACCAGAGTTACGCTGAGTATGGAGAGGGAATACCACATACTTACCACCAGGAGTCTCAAAAATTCCTTCTGAGGACTTTTCAATTCTCTTAATAGCAACTGCGTTCTCATCCAATTGATCGGTAACAGTACCCTCATAAACCTCTTTGAGAATACCGTTAACTGTGGTTAGGGTTGCCGGCATTTTAGTTTACCTTTCTAAGTTTGAGAATTAGCTTGAAGGATTGCTAAGGCATAAGCCTTGCGATCTTTATCGCTTAACTTAGAAGGATCAACCTGGTCCTGACGTACTGCACCATTCCCTGTCAAAATTCTAGGGGCAGGTTTACGTTCTGGACTGCCAAACCTTTCTTTGTATGCGTTTATTGCTTGATCTGGAGTCTTCCCTTTTTCTAATTGCAGAAGAAACCAGTCGTCATCGAAGTCACCGTGCTGACTATGCATATCAGACATCAATTTGTCAAGTTGAGCCATTTGCTGCGCTTCAATTTGCTGCTGTTGAAACGTTTGTTGCTGCGAGTAAACAGTACCGAGAGCTTTCTCAAGCTGATCTACTTTACTCAAATACTGCGGTGGGATTTGATATCCTTGCTGCTCAGGTTCTTGTTCTTGAGGAGGTTCAAATAGATTATCTACAGGCATTCCGGCTTCCTTCATTGCGTTAGTTAGTGTGCGGATCAATTCAGCAGGGTCATTCTGCATCATAGATGCATAGTATCTTGCATACTGAATATCTTCAATATCACCTAATTCCATGTAAGGCTGATACTGTTGATGAATTTCTTGGAATTTCCTAGTTACATTACCATCCCATTCCTTAATGTACTTCGCGACTACAGGACGATCTTCATCGGGAATTCCACTAAGAATACCTCTTGCAAATTCAGAGAAATCTGAACTATCCGGCGGCTCCGTTTCCTGCAAATTGGGGCTGGGGCTGTCCGTTGGCTGGAATGGCGGAATTATTAGGTCCGGCATTACCGGATTGTTGAAGTCCGACATTTTGTGCGTTCACCACTTTCTGTTTAGTTAACGTTAGATGATTCTCAAAGATTGCCTTAGTAAAGTCTGAGTAACCTTCGTACTCTTGAGACTTCATATGCAATTCATGTTCGTAGATATGCACTTGGTCATTATCATACGAATTAGGTTGGAAATTAGCCTCAGGAGGTAAACCTGCTCCTGCTTGTGTAGGCATTCCCATAGGAGGTTGTTGACCATTCATAAGTTGTTGATTAGGATCAATTCCAGGCGGTACTCCCATAGAATTAGGATCTACAGGTATTCCGCCAACACCTGGTTGATTTGGATCCATTCCACCTAAACCTAATGGTGGTAATGGTTGTGGAGCAGGTTCTGGAACATTAGCCATTGCATAATTCTCACGAATAGCTTGCTTTGAATCAGCCTGCAACTCATCATAAAGACGATTGGTTTCATTCATCTGTAGATAACGAAGACCCTTTTCTGGTGGAATCAAGCCATTCTTCATCAAGTCAGTAATAAATGCTTGCTGAGCAGCACGGGATTTAGGAGCCATAGAACCAGGCTCAACCTGAATATCCATGTTGTTCTTAAGATTCTTGGACTTAAACAGGCTTGCCTCAAACATATTCTGCTTAGAGACAATCTCTACAATATAGTTCTCATCCCAATATTGGCTAATCAAAGCTAAGGTCTGTTTCCCAACTTCTGTAGTAGCTTCTTCAATAGATGCAACTGTATTATAGATTTTGGAGTCATTCTGCTCCGTAAGGTATGCGATTGCTGATGCTGCTTCAATTCCTGTTGGTACTGATCCTCTAGAAATTTCATTTCTTCCTGCCACTTCGTCCATATCATCAATAATTCGTTGTGGTTCTTCAAGCGCATATTGAGGTAGCGGTTCAATTTGAATTGGCTGAGGAGGATTAAAACCAGGATTAACAGCAATGTATAGTCCGACTTCCGAAGTGACCTTGGTAACATCAATCGAACCTTTCACATACGTCATTTGAGGCTTAGCCATACGGTTCTTTGCCTCAATGATCTGTGATCTTGTCTTATTGTACTCCTTTTGCAGAGGAATAATATCTTCAATAGTTGAGATACCGTAGCAACGTCCAGAAGCGGTATGATCCATTTTTGCAAATGGATAGTTACCATGCTCGTAAGGTAACTCATCATCACCTTGAACTTCTACGCCTGTATCTTCATCTACATCTGTTCCTTTAGCGGAGT